TTATTTTACCTCGCTTTCTCTTACTGCTTGTCTGGCACTAGATTGCCCAAAATAAAAAGCCACTACCATTGAAAATATGGTCATAAACTCACTTGACTGTATTTTACCTATAGAAGCTAATATACAAAATACTATTGTAAGCATTAAAGCTATTATTTTCTTAACTTGCAATAAAGATTTTAATTCCTTCATAATATATACCTCTCTATTTAAATAATTGTATTTTTATATCTTCTACGTCTTTTTTAACATCTTCCACGATATTAAAATTCTTAGTTAAATTGCTAATAACTTCTTGATAACTCTTTTCTCTTGTTGCATTTTCGGTTTGCACTCTGTCTACAAGCTCTTTATAATCCTTCCTTTGGTAAAACCAAAATATAATAATTATACCGATAATAGGACTGAATTTTATTACCTCTGCGAATAAATTTTCCACATTAATCACCTCATTTCAGACAAAATAAAAAAAACACCCTATAGGTGCTATAGATACTTTATGTTGGTATCTCTACTGCTAGTTTAGTTTCTTTATTTTCAACTTTATATAAATTAAAATTATTAAGTATAAAGTCATTCTTATCTACCACTATAAAATCTATAATTAAAGCCATGTCCTCTTTCTCATCTCCATATATACTTAAATCCTGCATGCCTGTAGCTATAGCTTTAATCTTTCCACTAGATTTCATATAAAAAACTGTCATTTTATTATTCATTTCTTCAATATTCATACTCCACCTCCTAGGCTACTATTGAATAATTAATTGTAGCTCTTACACTCATTCCGTTTAGAGCATTTGGGTCATGATAATTAGGTATGTCTATAAATACAGCATTATATTTAAAAGTTATTTTCGGAACTGTTTTATCTGTTTTTATATTCCATATGTCGAAATATTTTAACGTGGAATATGCGCTACCGTTCCATAGATTTCCAAATGAAATAGAAACGTTAAAATCTTTATTTTTAAAATCAGATGGTAATAAAATAGTTGCATCCCCACCTATATTTGCGCCTGTAGAGCTATAAGAGAGTACCCCACTATAATTTAGATAATGATAGTCTTTACTTTCTCCGTTTACATGTCTTATCAATCCTTTGTTATTTATTTCGGTATAGCTATTATCTTGATGTATATATTTAGAATAATCACTACTATGTTCTGCAACCTGACCATTGCCACCTATTTTAAAGCTGCCATCTCCAAGATTTATACTTACAGAACCATCTAAAGATGATAGTGTACCACCTCTGATGTTATTTGCAGTTACCTCTATAGACGTTATAAATTCCGCATTAATTTTCCCATTCATAGTAATGGCGATTCCAAATTGACCATTGATTCCTGTGTTAGAATATCCTAACCCATTTATATTCCATCTCCAAATTTTTCTAGCTTTATTAGGGTCGAGATTATCCATAATCAATATCTCGTCCTCTCGCTTAAGTACATAACCACCCAGTGCACTTGTAAGTAGTTCTGTAGCATTATCTATAGCTTTTTGAAAATCCGATTTATTTGTTTCTAATTCTTTTGCTACATCATTAATAACTTTATTAACTTTACTAAAATTGCTGCTTATATTTTCTTTAAAGTCACCTAATTCAATTTCAATATATTTCTTAGATATAGAATCATATTTGTATGAAATCATTTTAGCTTTTATATCTATACCTAATTTACTATGTTTAATAGTTACTGTATCACCTAAATATATTTGATTAAGTATCTTATAAGCTTTATATTCTTCTGTCTTACTTAATTCTATAAAATTTACTTTAGTATTGCTTATAGGTATATCTATTTTGTGTATAGAGAATAATTCATTTGCTTTTTGTCTAAGCAATTCTAAAGCTTGCGTTTCTGTTAAATCTTCTCCAACCTTAATATCTGAAAAGTGATAGTGCTGAACCCTAGGCGTGTGATAGTTATTTATGTAAGGGCTATCTATATATTTCTCTGGTAACATTAACACTGTATCATTCTCATACAGCCCTGTAGGCATAACTCTAGTCACTACAGTATCTAAATTAACATCACATTCTAATCCTAGTAAGTTTTTACCATATCTAATAGTAACTCCTCTATCCATCCCCCTATTTTCAAGCATCTTAATAGTAAGGTTGTCCCTTACTAATTCCCCACCCCATCGATTCATATAAGAGTTTTCATCATCATTTAAAATAACTTCTACTGGATTCTTTCTTATATAAGTAGCACTATTTACTTTCGTAATATCGGATATTCCTGTGAATCTGTGAGGATACTGAGCACCGTTTAATATCCATTTTAAAGCACCGCTGCCATCCTGCTGAGTTGGTCTACAATCTTCTAAAAAGTTATTCACTAAATCATAAAAAATATGTCTGGCGGACACTGTAATATTGTTTAGTGTTTTTACTTTTTTATATATTCTAAATAACTGGCTTCCTGCAGGTGTTGGTGCTTTAATTACATTACCTTCTTCTAAGTATCTCCATTTGTTACTTTTGTCGAAAGGATGTTTTAATTCTAATTCATAGTTGCTATTTAACTCTTCTTTGATTTCACAGCGAATAGGACTTAATATTGCTAAACCATTATGGTTAAAATCTATTTCATCTGCTTTATATATATTAATCATATAATCACCTCTTTTTATTATTTTCTCGAATTTTCATAATATTTGTAAAATTATTTTGAATTATGTGTAATATTGGTATATACTTATATTAGTAATATAACAAATATTTAGGAGGTGGCTTTTATGTCAATCATTAACATGCAAGACTTGAATGTAATTATCCACAATACCTCAAGATACGGTTTATCCTATGACTTAATACACGTTGAGACAATTCTTGTTATGAATGAACCTATACCACAAGACAAACTATGGTATGTTCCAACTGGGAATGCCGTTCCACCTGTAGTTCAAGAATTATTGAAAATTCACAATTTGGAAATTTATCCAATGAGCGAAGAATCAATATTAGAAGGAACAGAAGATATTACCGAACAAGCAAAAGCAGGAAATTTAGAAGATGTTATGCTTGATTCATCAAAGTTACTATTACGTTCTATCATGACTAGAACTAATATTAATCTTGTTCCTGGCACTAATAATATGTACTTAATATCCTACGATTATAAGCTTTATCCAATATCTCCAAATACTTTTGAATTCAGAGTTAAAATGCCTTTTGATGGTTTAACATTAAATCCTTCTGGAGGTGAGGTCAGAGTTACAGTAGTTGCTCCTAATGGTTCACAGATAGATATACAAGAAACCAAAGGAATACCAGAAAATCAACTTCCAGAAATTCAAGAATTAGTTCAACATCAAACAAATGTAAACAAGCCTATAATTAGTTTCCAATATAAATTAGACCCTAAATTTATTGTAAGATACTTTTATAATAATTAATCATTTAAAAGAGATGGGGTTTAACCATCTCTTTATTACTCCATAATTTTCTTCATGTTCTGTCCAATTTCATTAAGTAAATCTTTTTTATCAATCCCATTTTTTTCTGCATATAATTCTAAATACTTTCCTAAAATGTTTCCTAATGCTAGTTTAGATTCATCTCTGTCTTCTTCTACGACCTTCAGCTGACTTCTTAGGTTTTCATTCTCCATTTCTAATTCTTTTATATAGTTTTTATATTTTTCTTCCATATTTATTACCTCTTTCACTTATTTTTACTCATCCAAAACAAAACAAAAAAGCCTCTGGAATTAATTAGAAGCTTTTACAAATTTTATTCATAGATAGATTATTGAGTAGGTTGGCACTCCTACATCTCTTTTAAGACCTTATTTAATTTAAATGTACATTATTAATAATTTTATATCATCTTTAGTTCTCCACTCTTTTACATAATTAAAGGATTTTCCCTATCATTATAGAAATATATATATGATTAGGAGGTGAAAATGTGGATATTGATTTTTTTACAAAAGGTGATATTGAGAGTGATATTAAAACTATAGAAAAATTACTTGAAACAGAAATATTCTTACCAAACAATATTTCGCACCCACTCTGCAAATCAGCTTTTATTGAAATGTTAATTTGTTTAAGAGACTTAATGTACAAAGCCGAAAGATATTCTACACGTATAAATTTTACTGATGACGTAGTACAAACCGAAAAAGTTACAGATGTAACTGATTTAATAAAATTTGTTCGTGATGCATTATGCCATCCCGATATACCAAATCATTATCTTATAAAAGATAAAATCAAAGCTACTTATAATGTTGCACACGGTAAATGCAATTTAATATCTATCGGAGATATAATTATATCATCTGATTATGATGATGATATATGTTTTTTCTTTGGGGAGGAAAAAATTTATTTCAAAAGACATATTCTCAGAGCTTTTAATGAAGCTAAGAAAAAACTTTTACCATTAGTATAAGATTAAAGAGAATAGCTACTTACTGCTATTCTCTTTATTCTTTAAATACTCTAATATTAATTTTTTTATCTTATCAGCTTCTTTTTCATCATAATATGCTGGAACTATTTTAAATATTTTTTCAATTAACAAATCTAAATCGTCCATACTAGCCACTCCCTTTTATATATAATTATATAGTAATTTTCAATTGTCAAACAGTTGATTACTAGCTTCTAGCCAATATTAGTCTAAATTAATAAACTTGCACAAAATTATGATAAAATTCGTATTTTAAGTTAGTAAATTACGTCACAATATTAATAAATTGTGTATTATTCAAATATGTGGACTGATTTGAAATTGCCACTGGTAAACGTAATAGGTGAATCATCTGATAAAATACTTTCCTTATAAACCTTATTATAAAATGAACTACTAGATATACGAGGCTGTATTTTTGCTCCAAGTGGTAAAATATAATCATTTAAAATCGTTGTTATTTTTCTATTTGTTACGGGATTTTTTTGCACTATATAGTCAGTTTCAATTGGCAAATAAAAATCACTACCAGCAGCAGTATTAATAACTTTAGGATAAATACATTTATTGAAACTTGTGTGTGTCGTGGTCATATTTGAAAATAATCTAGTAATATTCATGTTTCCTGTCAAATAAACCTCAAATTCTTGTATCCCATCTGCTCTAAATATATAACGTGAATAAGCATTTAATTTACTAACAATTGAAGTATCTTGTTCGATTTCAAATACTTTTCCTACAAACAAACTACCGTCAGTTAAACTTATTTCCGTATTATCTAATAGATATTGCAATCTATTTCTTGTTTCTCCACCATGATAAGAACCACAATATAATCCTGTATCAGCGTCAACCATTGCATAATCTATAGCACCTTGATTTGTAATATAAGGATTAGCCCCATCATTTTGTAAGATAAAAGTATCAAAACTATACCCACTTTTAAAATTTTTTAAGTCAACTAAATTTAATCCTGCAATACTCGCATATGCAACAGTTTTAATAGTAATTCTAACAGTGTGTCCACCAGGCGTTATAGGTACTTCAATTTCTTTCCATCCAGCAGTTGTTTGCTTAAATGATGTATTTAATTTAACTACCCCATCTACAGATATATCAACATTGTCAGAACTTCCGTTAGATGCATATACAAGTAATGTGGTTGTGTATACACCATGTGGGACTGTGATTGTATATTCTACCCATTCCCCTGCTGTCGGAGTTGATATAGAACATAAAGAAACTGTACTACTTCCATATGCAATGCTAGTATTTGCTCCCCAACCTGTCGTGCTTCGATTACTATATGTTTTCTGAAGTAATTTAAAATAATCAACATTAAGAACAGAAACTACACGAGTTAATTCACCACTACCACCCACCGAATATGCGTCAGAAGCTACAATTGAGTTATTTAATTTAAAACTCACATAATCTTTTCCGTTTGGTTTTTGAGTAACTACATTTAAATCATTACCAGTCTTATAAATAGCTTTGTATCCAATATTAGAAGAAGGTAAAAAGTTTTTTCTATTATTTATTCGTTCATTTGATGCCTTCTCTGATAACTGAGACTCAATATTAGGAATTTTGGTATCATTCAATGTGTCTATTTTTGACTTATTATCTGTAACCTTAGTATCAATATTAGGTATTTTATTAATTTGCTCTATAATATCACTTGTTTTATTTATTGCCATTATATAATCACTCCCTTTCAAGAGTTTTTCTAAATTTTGTAAAAATATATGAATTTAAACTAAATTAAACTTTCATATTTAACTATTATAAATACTAAATACATCTATTTATGCAATTTGTAAATGTTGAACTTGCACATTTCTATGATAAAATCTTGTTTTTATATGGGTAAGACACTCATGTAAGAGATATTTATCACTACTCTTACCGTTAACGCTTCCCCATATGTTTCTATCAAAATGTTATTATCATCTATAATCGAATATACTGGAAATAAAAGTTCATTATTTGCATCATATATATAAACAATAATATTGGAACTATGACAGTTATGATTCAATGTATATTGATAAAACTCACCATCACTTGCTAATGTGAATTGATTAGCATTTATAGTGAAGGTCTTATTGCCAGTTTCTACTATCTTTCTTAAACTAGTTTCAGCTTGTTGGGTTGAAGCATCTAAGTTAGTTTTTGTAGTGTTGCTATCAATAATATCTTGATGAAGTGCTGGTTGTAATACTTTTGCATCAGCAACATCTTGATGAAGTGCTGTTAATTGTCCTGCACTGCCTATTGCGTTTTCTAAATCTGTCATAGCTTTTGTTAATGCACTAAACTCGTTGGCACTTTCTATCGCTGCATCATCTCTCAGTGTTTTTTCAACGCTTATACTAAAAACTTTAGTGCTTAATATACTTCCATCTACCCCATAGATAACCAACTCTATTTTTATCTCACCAGGAATTGCTAAAGCTTGTGTAGTAAGCTCTATTTCAATTTTGCCCTGTGTAGCATCCAATATATTTACACTATTAAATACTTTAGTACCATCTGGCTTCAAAATAAAAGCCTTCACTGTATGTGATATCAAATTTAACGGTAAATTATCATCAGTTAAGGTAATACTTAAATATCTGCTTTTTGTATCTTCCTGCTTTACTGTAATCTGTTCATATATATTTCTTTTTATATCTATTACAAGACTATATGTACTTTTCATTTATTTTCACCCCCATAAAAAAAGATGGAAATTATAAAAATCTCCATCTTGGTATTATTTCTAGTTTAGTTACATTTCCTAACCAGCTTATAGTATTCTCTCCTACTTGTAATGTAAGGAATTCCCCATGCATCTTGTTATTTAGGCTCTGCCCTTCTCTGTATGCTTCTTGCATCTCAGTATCTATCATTATGTAATCTTGAATACTTTTTAGAATTATATTTTCATTGTTAATGGATAAAGTTATATCTCCTGTTCCATAAATTTTTAGTTGTGGTTCAGAATAATATGTTCCATGATTATATATTTGGGAATTATTATTTGTTATTATTACTGTGTTTTCTCCTGCCTTAGAATAAGTAAATGGATCGCACACAAATACCACATTAAATTTGCCTAAGTATTTTAAGGTTCTTTCTATATTATCTATTTTCATATATTTTACTTTATAAAAAACATCAGAATCATCAGAAAACATTAATTGTTTATCTTTTATCTTTCCAATTAACCAACTCTTAATTTCTCTTATTTTTTGATTTATGTTTGTTCTATCTATAAAGTTAAAAGATACTGTTATTTCAATATCTTTGTATGTTTCCAAATCTTCAATTAAACTGCCATTTCTACCTTCAACTTCATAGATATTTATATTTTTTTGTGCTATAAAAAAATTAGGGCGTTTAATTATCTTTAGCCCTAAATCATGATAGCTATTTAATTTATTAAAATATAGACTAAACATAACTTAAAACACCCTTTCCATAATTATTTTGTCTTCTCAATTCTTCTAATTCTTCTGCGGTATATTCTACGGTTTCTCTTGCAATTTCTCTTCCATCCAAAGTTGTTATGTTTGTTATGTGTATAGATTTATCGCTATTTTTATTAAGTCTTTGTTCTAGCTTATCAAAATTGTTACCTAACTCACTCCATAGCTCAGACAGTGGGATAATTCCTTCTTGCCCTGCTTCTCCACCTGCCATTAGATTGTTACCATTCATGCCGAATATGGTCGGTTTAGTCATGATAGCACCCTTTGCATACCATTGAACGCCTATAGATGGCATACCGCTATTTATCCATGTTAGAGGATTCAACGAACCTTTTACAGTAAAGTGAGGTAGTTTAAATTTGGATTTAATGCCTTCCCATATACGTGCGATTGAATCTGCAACCTCCCGAAATGGTGCAGTTATTCCATTCCACACCCCTATAATCTTATCTTTAGCCCATTCAATTGGCTTTAAAAGTAAAGATTTTAATTTATCCCATATATTTCCAAGAACATTAACTATTACCTTAAAAATACCACCTAATATATCGCCTGCTCCACTGGCAATAGACTTTACACCTTGCCACATTTTAGACCAGTTTCCTGTAAACAATCCAATAAAGAAATCTATTATTCCACCTATAATTTTAAAAGCTCCTTGAAATATTTGTTTTATGTTACCTAAATTACTTTGAAATACGTTAACCATCCATGTAACAAAAGGTAATATATAGTTTTTGACTACTCCTACAAACCATTCTACTGTTTTAGATATTAGATTGAATGCTGTGGTGGCAATTTTTGTGATATCATCACCATATTTTTTCCATAATTCTATAAACCCCTGAACAAAAATAGATATTATTGCTTTTATATTTTCAATTACAGAGCCAATAATTTTCTTTACCTGCTCCCACACCACATTCACATTGTTTCTAAAATCTTCATTTGTTTTGTATAAGTATATAAATATACCTACTAACGCTGCTATAGCTGCTATTACTCCAGCTACAGGTAAAGTTATTCCAGCTATTGCACCTTTTACCCCTAACAATGATGTTTTCAAACTGCCTAACATTTTAGATTTAGCTAACCATGGTGCTATTTTGGAGCCTAATCCAATTATTTTACTTACAGAGCCAGCTAAACCACCTAAAACTACTAAAACAGGACCAATTGCAGCCGCTATACCACCTATAATTACTATTAGTTTTTTTACTGTTGGACTTAATTTTTGAAACCATTCATTAAAAGATTTAGCCTTTTCTACAATCGAGTTTATAGCTGGTGCCAATACTTCAAAGATGCTATTTGCCAAGCTTGTACCTGCAAGCTTTAAATTATTCATAGCTGTCTTCATTTTATCTGGAGGGTCTTGTGTTGCATCAAATGTATCCTTTACTGTTCCAGCAAACTCCTCCATTTTAAAACCAAACTGTCCAAGCTCCATTCGTCCTTCTCTTATTGCTGTTGTCATTTCTGTAGCACCCTTAGACCCAAATACTTCTGTTGCTATTTTCAAAGCATCAGTTTCTGTCTTTGCGCCCTTGATAGCTTTTATGGTGTCTTGTAGCCCTTCTGTCATCGATTTTCCATCTTTAGCATATGAAACAGTTGCTTTCTTTAATGCCATCATAGCTGATTCGGAGTTAATACCGTTAGCTTCAAATTCAGATAATAGTATTATACTGTCTTCCAAGGTCATTCCCATAGACTTCAATACCGCTCCATTAGTTTGTACGCTATCCATTAATTTATCTAAACTTACCCCTGTACCCTGCCCAGCCATAGTAAGCATATCTAATAAAGAAGTAGTTTTACTGCTATCAACATTCCATTGCTGCATTAAACGGTTGGTTTTTCCTATAGAGTCGTTAAGGTCTACCTTATTTATTTCTGCAAACTTAAGAAAATCGGTAGATAACTCTTCCAAGCGCTCTCCTGTTAATCCAAATCTAGTATTAATTTCTCCTATTGCTATACCTACATCACTAGCCACCGATGGCATAGAGCCATATACTTTGTTAAAAGATTCTTCAAAACCTTCCACAGCATCTCCAGTAGCTCCAGTTTTAGTTATTATAGTATCTAATCCTTCATCTACTTCATTAAAAGATACCATACTAGCAGCACCCAAAGCCATTATTGGAGCTGTTACCCCTTTAGAAAGTGTTCCACCTAATTCTTTAGACTTATTACCGAATTTATCTAGCTTATCACTAGATTCATCCCACTTCATAGTCGATAACTTTTTATCTGTTTCTTCTAAAGCTTTTTTGCTCTGCAATATAGCTTTTTCTGTTTCATTCATCTTAATTTTATAGGTTTCTACCTGTTTGGTAGATTTATCTATAGCCTTTTCATTTGAACTATATTCTTTCTGTAACTTACTTAATTCTTGCTGTAGTTGCTTAGTTTCTTTAGAATTTTCTCCAGTATTTTTAATACTGTCTTTTAATTTATTCTCTACTTCTCCAATAGATTTTTTTAATTCTACATTTCTATCTTTATACTTTTGTATATCTCCAGTAAGTGATTGTATACTCTGTTTTTGTAAACCTAAAATAGTATTTTGCCCTTTTATAGAATTTGTTAATTCCTTACTCTTAGTAGATAATTTATCCTGCTCACTGCCAAATAATTGAGCTTTAGTACTCGCTACAGACAGTTCAGAACTCATCACTTTTAAATCCTGAGTGACTTTTTGCATTTCTTGTTGAAACTGTTTAGCATCAGAAGAAATTTTAATACTTGCTCCCATTAATTACTCACCTCCCTCATTGGTTTCTCTAGGGTTATCTAAAATAAAAATTAAATAATCTATATAGGCAAGAATATCTGTGTTTTCACAAACATCAAAAGAAGTATAATTATTCTCCATCATGGTTCTGTACACATGAAATAACATATCTGTATACTTAGTTCTATTTTCATTAAATAACTCTTCTTCATCTAAATAACCATTTTCTCTGTCATAATCGTCAAAGGCACTACCTGTATTTTCTACAGCAGTAGTGCCACCTATTTTTTTGCTAATTTCCCCATTTTATCATTGGATTTTTTCATTGTTTCTTGTGCTACTTGTCTAAAGTGTTCCATTATTTCATGTGTTTCTAAATTATCAAGTAAATCATCTGTAGTAAATTGATTATCAAATGTATTTACTAAAAATTCCGTCATTAAATCTAAATCAGAAACCTTAAATTCTCCTGTTTTTTCTCTTTCTTCAAATAATTCCTGTATCTCCAATAAATTTCTCAATACTCTACCCTTAAATTTAGTCTGCTCAAAAGTTTTATCTTCTATTTTAATTTTCATTGTCATCAACCTCTCTTATTTTAAAATTAAAAAGGATGCTACATGAGTAACACCCTTAATTACTAAGCAATAATTGGCTCTTGTACTTTGCTAAACCAGTCTTGTATAGCAGTTTTAGCATCTGTATCTGTCTCAAGCAAAGCATCTTCATCCACAGAAAGCTTATAATTACCGTCTTTTTCTCTGCCTTTACCAACTAATTTAATTTTATCTGATTGTGCTTTTGTTTTACCCTCTAAGGTTTGATAATCCTTATTAAATCCATCAGAAACCTTTAAAGAATAAAACCAAACAAATTCATACTTACCATTACTTAATTTACTTCTATAACCTAGCGCAATTTCATTAGCTTGGTCGTTTATATTACTTATCAAAAATCCTTTGTCAAGCTTTTGCCCATAGAGAAGTGCAATTTTTTGAGGAGTTAATCGATTAACTTCTAATTCTATTTCTACATTGTCAAAGTTTCTTACAGTATCTTCTAAAGCATCATCAGAATAAATACTTTCACTAGCAACTTTATCATTTACTTTTGCACTAATTGCTCTAGCTAATTTTTCTGGTGTTTCAGCAGTATAAGTCGTAGCATCATTTTTAGTTACTTTTGCAATATATATATCTTTTAAACCTATATTCCTTGCCATTTTTACATTACCTCACTTTTTTATTTTTTAATCTAAATCTTCTATATACAAAAATCTTTGTGCTATATGCCATAATTTTGTATCTATTTCAAATTGGTCTGCACCATTTTGGTAATTAAAGCTATTACTTTTTAACAGCTCTTTCACCTGCTTTTTTAATATTTGTGCTTCTTCTGTATCTTTTGTCCAAATATCTACTTGTATCCAATGCTCTTCAGTTATAGCCTCATCATCACTATAATCACTATCTTCATTATCAAATTCCAAAAAAGTAATATGAGTAGAGTTTAACGACTCATCATACCAACCATAAATACATTTAATATTCAAAGATGTTAAAGCGCTTGTGACTAATTCTAATATGTCCACTCACATCACCTCATTTCTCTAGTTTTTCAATTAATTTTTCATATTCTTTTAAGAATATTTCTTCCCATTGTTTTCTTAGAGTTCTAAATGTTCGCTGCCATGGTTTGCTAGGTGGATATTTACTATTCCCATACTCAAATTCATCAAATTTAGTATAAAACCAAGCATTATTTCCCTTTCCATCATCAACTTGGACTTTTCCTTGTATTTCACCATCTTTTTTAGTTATTTTAGTACTTAAAACATCCTTAGAATGTATATATGTCCTAGAGCCTTTTCTCCCACTTTTAGTTACATCTTTAGATACTCTCATCGCCCTATTTACTTCTGTTTTAGTAATTTCTACACATTGTTTTACAGCATTTTTATCAGTTTCTTCTAATTCTTTGGGTGTGGCTAACTTTTCACATTCTCTTATTAATTCCTCTAATCCAGTTATTTCAATATTTATTGCCATATTAGCTCACCTTCTCTACTTGTAAAATCATTTCAGTTTTAGAGCCATTCATTGAATCTACAAAAATAAGATTATAAGGATTATCATTCCACATAACCCTATACTCTTTTGTATTTACTATTAGCTCTTTTAAATCATTACACATTCTACATTTAAACTTTATAGAGTTTTCAAGCTTTACAGAATAAGCACTATATTTTTCTTGTCCTATCAAATCTAATAATTCAGCCCAACAACTATAATAATCTGTCCAAATTTCTTTTTTAATACTTTTTACAATGTCTATAGTCCTTTTTTGTATAGTTATTCTATTATTCATATTGCTTACATTAATAACCATAACTACACCACCGTTTCATCTGTATAGTTACTCAATTTATCCAAAATACTTATAACAATTCTATCTTGTTTTGTACTAGTAGTTACTTCTGTACTTTTAAATGAATACATATCAGAAATTATTTTTTTTTGTAGCAAATTAGCTAATTTAACTGCTTTATCATCTATTTTATAAGCCTCTCCTACCATAGAATCAATGTAAATTTCGCTAGCTTCTATTAACTCATTTAGAAAAATATCATCCTCAACAAAATCTATTCTTAAATAATCTTTTATTTCTTTTAAAGTCATGTGGTATCACCCTTTCTTTATAAAACTAAAGAGAAGGGAATAACCCCTCTCTTGATTAAGCTATTGATAATTCTCCAGCTATATAAATCTTATCGCTAGAATCCACTTGTATACAATCAACGTATTCTATTACTCTTGCAAAAGTTGTATTAGATTTAAATCCAGCTTCACTGGAAGTTGCAAATGAGTATTTTCCATTATCTACAAACTTTACAGCTTCAGCTAAATTTCCATAAAATAATGGTGCTTTCTTTGTAGTTGTACCAGTAGTAGGTAATAAAGTATTAGAAAATACTTCTACTGGATAACCCATAAATAATTTTTGTGTTGGATTAGTAGGATTAGGCTGTAATACTGGTCTTCCTGTGCTATCTAAAGCACTGTCAAGCACATCAAATCCATCCTGATTAGTAACTACTTTAAGACCATACTTAACTGCTTCATCTAAATCTACATTTATAGACTTCTTAAGCGCCTTCCAATCTGCTATAGTTTTAACAGTCTTACCATTTTGTAGTTTAGCTACTGCCATCTTATTTTCAGTTATAACTGCCTTTTTAGCAAATATTTGTGCTACGTAATTAATTAAATCATTGTCTGTCATTGCTAATAGTGTATTAGAAAGCTTTATTAAAGCCCCTTTTTCCTTTAGAGCAAAAGGAACATTCTTAAACTTTATGTCATCTGCTTCAGTTCCATCTGTTCCGTCAGTAAAATCTATTAATTCGGAAACTGTTTCAAAATTTTCTACTGGGAAACTACCTGATAGTGCTGGAGTTGGCATATATCCTAATACATCTCTAAAAGATTTATATTGTCTTATTAATCCTATTATTTTAGTTCTAATATCTTGTGGTAATATGTACCCTTCTCCATTATTTCCGCCTACAAGTAAAGCTCTTTCTTCCTCTGTTATTTGTTTCCCCATAGATGCTTTTATTATTGCTCTTAGCTCCATTGCAGTATCTTTTTCTCTATTTCCCATCTTATCATTACCTCTTTCCTCTTTATTTTTTTGGTCTTCAAGTTCTCTTTTCTCATTTTCTTCAAGTTCCTGTTCCATTTTTAATAATTCCTGTGCTTTTCTAATCTCCTCTTTCTTCGCCCTGGCACCTTCTACGTCTCTGTTTTCTATTAGAGATTTCATTTCATTTGTTAAATTTTCTATTTCTTGTTTTCTTTCTTCAATAGTCATATAAAAATCCTCACTTTCATTTATTTTTTTGCATAAAAAAAGAACTACCTAAAGTAATTCATTCTCTAAACTTATTAATTCTAAATCTTTTTTTAATTCTTCAAGGTCTTTTAGTTCCTGTAGTTTTCTTAACTCTTCAGATTTTATATCCTTACATCTAGCTTGAACTAAGGTTGTATCATAAGCTGGAATTGGTGTTATTGTACCCTCATATAATTCTACCTTCAATAAAGTTCTTCTTATTTCATCTTTTTCAGAATCATAAGTATACTCATTTTGTAAAGCTACAAAGCCAAAACTGCAACCTCTACACTCACCACTTTTAACTAATTCATATGTATCTTTTGCATAAGATAAGTTTTCGTTAATTTTGGTACTAAATTTAAGACCTATATCATCAACAGAAAGAGTTAAAGTATTATTTCTTGTGCTTGCTAATGGTTTATCATAATTATGGTTATATAATAAGAAAATATTATGTCCATCTGATAATGTATCATTAAAGGCATTTCTATCTATTTTTTCATAGAAACCATCATATAACTCTGTATAAGTATCAAACTTAGCTATATAACCTTCCAATATCAATCCATTATCTTCTTGTATTTGTCTTACTTCAATATTCTCTATACTTCTAATTTCCCTCTTGTCCACTATTTCCACCTCCCTTCTTAGCAAGCGTTATAGCACTTAAATCCTTAAGTTTATAAGTACCGCTGCTAACTAAAATATCATCCCCACCCTCTACAGTTTGCAAACTTAATAATCTTCTACAATCATTAACTGTATAAATGCCACTCTGTGTATATTTGGTTAATATATTGGCTTGTGTTTCTGCATTTGTTCTTAGCATGACACCTTGATTAAATCTACATTTATAACCTTTGTGTCTATCTGTATTAATGATATACTTCCAATCTAACTCTTGTTCTATCTGTTCAAATTTAATGAGCAAGGTGTCTACTAAGAAAGATAGATTCTGCATTTCCATATTGTTATTATTAGAATCCTCTAAATCCCCAATAATACTTGGACTTAATCCAAAACCATTTGCAATCTCTCTCCTAGATAATTTTCTTATCTGTTCAAATTGAGCATCAGCAAGACTAAGATTCAAAGCGCTTACATTAAAGCCTGCTGGAACAGTAAATGTTCTACCATTATTAGAATATAGCCTATCAAACTTTTCTTGTACTTTTTTTAATTCTTTTTCATCTTTGATATCGCTCACCATTTGCACCAATATTTTATTTGTAAGTCCATTATCGAAGAGCTGTCCTAAGTAATTCTGTGCCTTTTTATTAGTTTGTATTGTATCTTTAAGCAAATCCTTATTAGCTTTAGTGTTAATACCATCAAAGGTTACACCTGCTTTATAAAGTATTATATCTTTTTCTAGGCAGCTACCTTTCTCATTCGTAATACTAAAATCTATTAAAACTTTATTTTGTTTTTTAGATTTAATCAATCCAACATCATCAATCGTAATCTTATCAATCTTAACAGGATACAAACTATTATCTTTTCTGTCTATGTATAAGCCACTAACTCCATAATGTTCTCCTAGTGCTACAAAAGCCTTCATACAATCAATTGCTGACATATAAGGATTCGGTCTCAATCTTAATTTTTCATAAAGTTTATGTTCTTTTGCTTCAATTTCTCCCTTATTAGTATCCATTTTAAGCACTATAGGACACTTTGCAACGGATTCACTTATGTATTTAATGCACTTAAAATACGTGGATTCTTTCATTTCGTCGGTTTCAATTCCACCGCCACTTATAGTAGTCCACGTGTAGTTTTCCATTTCTTTATAAGTCATTCTTTTTTCTAATTTATCCCAGAACAACTATATCACCTCACCTTCTGTATAAAATAACTTAATATAAACAAAAGCATTGCTAGTAAATATATGGCAACAAATTTATTTATTATAAAAGTTGTGAAAAATATAATTAAAAAAGAAGCTATCAATAACATATCTGCTATAAACAACTTCTCTTTAAACTTAGATTTAATTTTACTTATTATTTTTTTCATATCCATCACCTACCAATCTTGGCTTAATACTGCTTTTGCTGGGTCATAAAAAGATTCAAATTCATATAACCAAGCCATTTTAAAAGCACATATTAATGCATCCACTGGGTCTATTCTCTTTGTGGTAGCATCTTTATCTATCTTAATTAACCCATTATTTGTTCTTATTACTGCATTTGCCATAGCAAAATTTAATACAGGATTATGTAAATATATTACATTTACTAAATATACTTGTTCTCTTAATGCTACTGTACTTTCATTCAATTTTTGATGTGATTGGAATAATTCTGTGACACCATATCCCATATTACTAACGTCCATCATAATTTTACTTGCATTTGCTGGGTCAAAACACCATGTATCAATTTTTAAATCATATTTTTTACAAAACTCAATAGCATAATCTATAACTTGCTGTTGGTCTACGATTGGAGTATTAGTTACAGTTATAAAACCTTGCTTTTCCCATGCTCCATAAGGCATTTTGTCTTTTATTTCTCTTTCCCTTAGTTTTTCATAATTAGGAATAAAAGAATGACTAAAAATAATATATTTTTTAATTCCATTATCCATAAATGGTATTACAAAAGCCAAAGAAGTTAAATCTATTTTAGCTGACATATCTCCACCAATAAAACATACCATATTTTTTATATCTATTGGCAATTCTTTAACCTCACAAGCTTTCCACTTAGCCATATCCATATAACCATTTTCTTTAGCTTGTACCCATATATTTAAGCATTTAGTCATAAAGGTTGGCATTTTTTCAGGTATTTCTTTTGCTATCTTATATGCTTCTCTTATTTTATTCCAGCCATCTTCATATGACATTCTTATAGGATTAGATTTTTTCCAATTTCTTTCATCATTTATGTTGTCACCCTTGTCCAACTCCAGTATGTCTATAAAATAATTATCATTATACACATCAATATTAGGATTAAGCACGTTAGAACAATATTCATATTCTTGTGTGTACGCTGGATAAGTTAAATCTACCCCAGCAGTTGTAATAATAAATAATAAACTTTCTTTTGTATTAGCTCCTAAACCTAAATCATAAAACTCTGTAGTAGGATGCTGATGATATTCATCTATAATAAGTAAAGCTGGATTAGTTCCATCACCTTTTTTACCGTCTTCTTTACATAGTGCTTCTAAAAAACTACCTGTTTTTATATGAGTTATCTTATCCCTAGTTATATTAAATTTTGTTGATAAAGGACTACCTTTTAACATTAATATAGCTTCATCAAATATTATTTTAGATTGCTTTCTTTTAACACCAGCGCAGTAACACTCATATATCTCTCTATTTTTTGTACTTTGTGTAGCCATTTCATACAAAGCAATTCCAGCCTGCTCTTGTGATTTTGCATTTTTTCTGGCTACTTCTATAAAACCTTTAGTAAATCTTTTATATCCAGTGCCCTTATTTCTCCATCCATATATCTGACATATATCAAACTTTTGCCAAGGTGTAAGATTAATCGGCTTACCTGCTAATACACCTTTGCTATGCCTTAAATAACTAAACCACTTTACTATTTTTTCAGCTTCTTCTTCATTCCAAACATAGGGAAATGGCTCTGCTAATACATTTAAATTTTGCTTTTGCACATCATTTAAAAACCTTTGACAAGCCCACTTATGCTTCAAACAACTAATATAGTCATCATATTCACTTATATATTTATCTTCTAAACAATAGTTAGCATATTGTATTAACTCTTCAAGTATGGTCATTAAATATCACCAAATTCATCAACAATTTCTTTTTTAGTTTCGGTAAGTTTAATAGTTGCTAACTTTAATCTACTGTCTATTGTTAATCCCAGTAGACTACTATATTTACGCATTTCATCTGAATATTTCATTTGTATTTTGATTAGAGGATTTTCTATTATATTTGTTGCTCCACCCTTATTGGTGTATTCCATAGTAAGCGGTTGCCCTTTTAACTCTTTTGTAGCTTCTAAATAACTAGAGTAAGAATTACAATAAGCACCCAAATTATTTAAATCTAAATTGCTTATAACTCCTAAAGTTTTAAACTGTTCAACTAATCTTCTCCATTCTTTTTTAGCTACATTATCCCTTAACCATTTCGGCGGTTCTTGTAACTGCTCAGAACCTGTAGAGATTATTTCTTCCTGTAATCTTTTTTCTTCCTGCTGCTCTTTTGTTAAATTTCCTTCCTGCATACTTAACATCTTTTTCGGTCGTGCCATTGTAATCACCTCTCTTCCTTTTATAATTGATAATAATTATCCCCTAGATATTGGTATTTAGAATTTTGCGTAATGAAAACTAGCATAGGGAATTTTTATAAGTACATTACAAACTTATTGAACCCCCCCCGCTTATAAAAATAAAAAAAGATTAGCAATTATGCTACTCTCCAAGCTCATATATTTCTTTATATTCTTTTATTAATTCTCTTAACATCTTTATCTTATCTTCTGTATAGTCTGCATGTAATTCATTATGACAACTATGGCATAACGTAACCAATCCATCTTCATTTAATCTATCTTCCCAACCTTCTGGAGTTCTTATTTCTAAAATATGATGAATTAATTCCGCTTGTATTATTCTATTATCTTTTAGTAAACACATTAAACATAGATTGCTATACTTAGTTCTTATATACTCTGTCATTCTCTTCCACGCTACAGAATTATAAAAGTCAGCATACTTCTTATTTTCTTCTATAAATCTAACTCTTGCATTATATTCTTTATGTCTTGCTTTCCCTCTATCTATCTCACATTGGCATTGCTTTCCATATTCTACTCTCTTCTTACATATAGTACATAATCTATATAGCATATACATTTATCACCTTCTTAGACTTTAACTTTCTTTGACCTTTATAAAAAAGAAAAACTAGAGTATTACCTCTAGTTAATGATTTATCTTTTAATTTATTTAGTTGTAGCTACTTCCTTTAGTGTTTGATTTTCACTTGATCTTATATCAAACTTACCACTATTAAATTTATCTAATATATTCAAAACCCATTTATAAAATCCACTTGTTATCGTTCTTTTGGCTTTAAATATTACTTCAATACCCATGTGGTATATTACCACAAATGTAATAAGCAAATAAAGAAAGTTAAATACTAAAAGGCTAGCTGATCTTCCTTTATCAATAAAATCCTTTAAATAAACGCTTAAAATTCCAGAAAATAATCCAATTAGTAATCCGTAAAACGGTTTAAAATCAGTTCCCCCTTCTCCGTATTCATATAAATTGTTTTCCAAACTTATTTCCATATGCTGTCTATCTATGAAACTCATATTCCTTATTTTATCTATTACTTTTTCCTGTAATAAAACATAATTTATTTTAGCATAATTAGGAATCTCATCATTAAAAAGTTCAGCGTACATTTCACAGTATTTATTAAATTTCCATTTTTTCGTATTAAACATAAAGATTATACCTCCTATCAATACAGTTAATATATTCGATAAGAAGTATAAAAACTTTACAAGTAAAAATAAAAGAGCCACTATATAAGAGCACTCTTAAAATACTATATCTTGTTCTTCATCATTGTTGCCATAAATAAATAGATTTTCACATTTTTCATTTGCTGTTTTAACTATTGTTTGTTCGCTTAATGTATTTTTTTTATATCTGCTTTGACTACTTTTACTTAAATTATTATAAACTTCATCTTCGCTATATACTCTAATTTTTTCCGGATTTAGTTCACATCCTAAAACATACTCATCAATAACTTTTTTTAAATCATCATTATTATCGTCCAATACTTCTTTTACTGTATTCCCATAAATTATAAAATATCTTGCCGAAATATAACATCTACCTTGTAAAAATATTATATATATTATACTACTGTTTATATATACTTAACAAACTTTATAAATTATTTAACCTATATCAAAATATATAAATTATTTAATTAAACTTATTGTTCTTTAAATAGAATAGCGTTTTATCTAAACAAGTTTCTAAATTTATCTTCTTATTACTTTAAGAAAACATCCCAATAAGTTTGCTATATAAATGAACTAACACATCTTTACCTTGAACTATTCCTATTACTGATGATACAAGTCCAATTAACCCAATAATATTTTGAAAAAAATGATATACTATGTTACCTTTTACACGATAATAAATATTATCTGATATTACTCCTAAGCTCTTTAATATAAATAAAGGTATATTGAATATAAATCTAAATCCTTCTGCAAATAAAACAAATGGATTTTTAAGTTTAGTTTTTAAACTATCTATATAATTATTGCATGCACCTAGATACATAATTATAGTTCTTAAAAATAGTTGTATTTCTTCATTCATTATTTCACCACTATAGTTTAAAACAAAATTAATAAGATTATAATTTTTATGTATGTAATTCGCAAATGGTGGCTGATAATCCATAACTCCATAGACACCTAAAGCTTTTGAAAGCTTAGTAGCATTACTTAAAATGTAAGAATAGTCTTCATTGCTAATTTTATTACCAATTAGTTTATTAAGCTTTGAAGAATAGTCAGCAACAAAACTATAATCTTGGTCTTTCTTATAAATTTTATATAGAATGTTTATAAATCCAGTAATTATAATTGCCAACAAAAAAACAATAATAAGTATTATATTATTCATTTAGTATTTTCACGCTCCCATAATTTTCTTACGGGATAATTATACCACAGCATATAGTGTTTATTCATTCATATCTATACATTATTTTGATGTTGAATACAAGCTTTTGAAATCAACATATTATTGCTAGTTTACTCTTTAACTTTTCTCCACCTAATATAAAATATAGACTAAGCTTAAATACTTAGTCTATTAACAATCTACCATACAGGCTTATTATGTCCATATATATTCTTTAATTCTTTAATATAATCTTCTATCACATTTAAAGTTTCTAAATTTTCTCTTTGTTTTATCGCAAACATTGCTCTTTGTTCTATTAGCTTATTTTCTTTGCTTTGTAATTTTATTCTTATATCTTCTCTATCAGACTCCAACTCACTTTTTAGTGGAGAATCTAATTTCTCTAACTTGACCATTAGTTCTTCAATCACTTGAAGTTGTAATTTAAATTTAGTTATTTCCATATCCAAAGAATCAATTTCTTTATTAATATCATCAAGCGGTTGTTTGTAGATAGTCTTATAGTGTTCTAACCAGTTAACTTTTTCATGGATAATGTTTTGTACATCTTTATTCATATTTACATCCTCCTAAAAACTATATTTCTACACTGAACTATTACATTTTTATATACTAAAAGAGCGAGGTGACTAGTAATTATCTAGTAAATCCTTACTCATAAATACTTATTATTTATATTGGTACATTAATAGAGTCAGCCACTTTTTTCCCTTTAGTAGTTAATCTAAAATTCTTAGGTTCACCACTAAATACTGGATGATTCTCTATATATTCAAAAGTAATCAATCCCATAGTTTTTAATTCTTCAAGGGTAGAGTTTAATACTTTGCTATCAACACCCATTTGAAATGCTGATGGAGGTATACCTGAACTCAACCTCTTTAAAATTCTTTGCATCAATCCATTTAACTCATTATCCATTTTCAATCCTCCTAAATAAGCACCTTTACAGGTACTCTACTATATACTCTCTTAATCCAATTCAATTGTTTCTGTTATATTTTTTTTACATTTTTCAATAAACTTATAACCTTCATATTTTATTTTTATAGCATTTTCAATATTATTGATTATTTGATTCATTTCATACAAATTATCTTCATAATCTGCTATAAAAATCATACTGTCAAAATAATTATCTTCAGCATAACAAAAATCAACTATACCTATTGGAATGATATTTCTTGTATTATTTAATCTATCATCTTCAATGATATACTCTATTTTATGTTTTCTTAAAAATTCTTCATTACACATCATACTCAACTTCACACAAAAAGGATTGTTAATAACTGTTTCATTAATACTGATGAATATAGGTTTAATTCTATTATTATCATCTTTTATGATTATCCTGAAAGAAAAATAAACTTTACCAGATTCTTTCCGAGCATCATAAATCTTCTCAATTTTCATGATCCTTAATACCTTTCATAATTAAATTATCTTATATAATGACTATTCAACCTCATATCCAGAATCTTTTAAATATACAGTTTTACCATTACCCAAAAATAAAACTATCTGTTCTATTTTTTTGCTTTCATACGATTTATTACTTAATTGTATGTTAAAGTCTTCTATTTCAAAAATTGCACATATTTTTTCCATTTCTGGTTTACTTCTTCTGCTTATAAAAATAAAATCCTCATCATTGAAATATTTAATTTCTAAATAATACCTAGGGTCATCTCTGTCATGATTAAAGTTACCTATCATCCTAGCTATTTCTTTTTCCTTTTGTTTTGGAGTATAATCTTTCCAATAAGGACTAAACATAACAACCACCCTCTCATATCACAAAATATATTTAATACTATATTCTACAAAAGAAAGGTTAATCCTTCAATTATTTACAAATATTTATAATTCTCTACTTTTAGCTTTTACTATAGCTATACTTACAGATTTAAAACAATTATTATATTTTTTTAACTCATCATTAAAATCAAATTCTTCTAATAACTCCTCTATCCTATCATTTAACTTATATACAAAAGCATATTGCTCTTTCCCAGACCTGACTATTTTTTCTAATCTGTCCTCAAATATATTATGCATATATAAATATGCTACCTTACCTCGATTTACAATTGCTATTTCTCTTTCTTCCATCTTTAACCCCTCCACAAAATTTCTAATCCTAACTCTTCCAATTCTTCTCTTGAAACTTGTTTATTCTTAACCAATATCCTAAATTGCTCTATTACAACCTTCGTTCTTTCTTGTATGTATATAACTTTTTCAATAAAATCTTCAAACTCCCCTAATGAATTAAATCCATAATTTATTTTAATATTTTCCTCAAACTTTTTAACCTGTTCTATTGTAGTTATATATTCCTTCATTACATTTTCCATTTTTCTTTTCTCCTCCATTTTTTTAATTTATAAAAGGGATGCACCATCGTACACCCCTTGAAATTTCATGTATATTTTTTTGCTTATAGTGCTATAATATATAGTAAGAAGATAATTATGCTTGTACATTTGCAGATGTACAAATAGTAGAAGTTGCATCTATTGCAGTAGATTCAGCTTCTTTTTCTTTTATATACACATCCATCCAATCAGCATATTTAGGACTGATATGTATCCACTTCGTATTACCGATAGAACTTATATAAGGTACATTTATATTTATATAAAACTCATTATTCATTATTTCCTTAATTTCTTTTGCTTTAAATCCATTTTCTTTAAAATATAAAATATTACATACTTGTTCTTCTGTATATTTTACATTAGGGTTTAATTCACCCTTATTTGCATTTTGTCTTTTTACTGTTGTAAATTCATCTCTATTGCTACTATGCTTTGTAACACTTTTTTGGCTATTACATACAGTTTTCTTATACAAATTTATATAAAACTTTTCTAGTACAGATAATTCTTTTTGTAAATTATCTTTTTCAGTTTGGTTCATTTCGTTTACTTTATCAAAACAACTTGTTTTAATCACTTCAAATACCAAATCATCATAATCATATTTAAATTGTAATATAGTTTTGTTGGTATCTTCATAAAGTCCACGTTTTAAAAAGTATAAGTGTCTACTTAAGGCATCATTAATTTCAATGCTACTACCTATGTAAAGATAGTTATTACTATTTCTGCACCTCATACCATAAATACCCGCACAATAAATATCCCCTATAATTTCCATTTTATTTTTCATAATATCCTCCTTGTAGCTTTTAAAGATTAAGCATAACTTCATATTGTTTAAGATATTGTTTTATAAATAACCTAACAAACATTTGTCAAGTATTTTTTTAAAACTAATTTATTATTATTACATTTTTTAAAATTAGCAGCTTTAATTTAAATTTTTTAATCTTTTTAAATGCTCTTCATGCCTTTTTCTGTCCTTCCTTATCATCACAAAACAAGGCACTGCAAACACCAAAGACACAATTAGATTTACCAAAAATTCATCCATTACTAATTCCTCCATTTTATTAAATTATTTTTAACCTTACTATTGACGCATTGCTTTTACTACTGTATAATGTAAATTGAGGTATATTATACTTTTTTTATAATGAAAAATAAATTGCCGTATTTGGTAACCCTGTTTGGCTTCAGAACAATATTAAATTAATTTTGTAAATACTATTGACACTTATATTTATATATGATATATTTAAAGTTTATAATGTTTCATTTTAAAAATATATAAAATAAAAGGATACCGACTAATCGATACCCTTTACAAGCTTGTCCGCATATTTTTTTATCGCATTGCAATACAGCGACCCAGCCTACTTTCTTCGCACTGTGTTGGTATACTGTATACTTTATATACCATATATCCCATTATGGTGATAGCTTGCAAGCATTGATATATAAGGCTTCTATCCATTTTTACCTTTTTTAATTTCACACCTAATTCCAAAACCTATTTATTTTAACTTCGCTCATCTTTTTTTCTTTAAAACATTTTGTAAAACTCTCTGAATAAGATTTATATATTAAAGTTAGAACTAACATCGTCATTTCTTTCAACTCATTTACCACTAGTATTTTTCCATTACCTTCTCCGTCTTTATAATGAATTTTTTCTCCATTTTTATTTAATCTATAAATAACTTTACCTTGATATTTTGTATCTAAATTGAAAGCTCTTAACAATATTCTATATACCGTTTTTTCATTCATGTCTAATTCTTTTAATTGTTTTATAGCTTCTTTTTTTGCCCATTTTCTAAAATTACTCTTTTGACTTGTTTCTTCACCAGAGTCAGTTTTGCAATACATATTTTTATTTATTATAGAGTTACAATTATCAATTATTTCTCTAGCTTTATCTATTTTTTGCTTATTATGCTCTCTGCCTTCTAATTCTTTTTGCATAACAAGCAGATCTTTAATATCCACCTTATCTGTTTGTAGAGCTTTAGTATCTATTTCATCAAGTATTTTTTCCAAATAATCCATAGAGCATTTCATTTTTGTAGGTATTCTGTAAGAGTTATCTTTTGCTATATATTTAAAGAAGTGAGGTACTACCATCTTTGATTCAGCCACTTCATACTTATTTATATAGTCTTTTGTACCTTTTTTGACAATACACATTTCTCTAATGATACGATGAGCATTTGAATTGTATTCTTTTACTGTTATTATCTTCGTATTTGCTGCATCATATTTGAATTGCAGTATTTGCTCTTCTTCACCTTTTTTATTTAAATAAGTTTTTTTGTTAAGTAAATTCATTTCTTTAGTTAAGCTTAGCCCTTTGAAATTTTTCTTAGCCATATCAATCGCGATTTGAGAAAAAGAACTTAATGTACTGGAAGCTTCATAACATTTATTAATATAATCTTCACTAAAATTATTATTTATTCCATTATACATATACGCATTAAAAATAGCTGATTTATTAACAATTTTGCCTATTGCCATTGTAGACCCACCTAAATAACTATCTAATTCTGCAATAGATTTATGCGTATACTCTTTCTTATCTTTGCTACCTTCGATACCATTTGTAGGAGTAGCCCAACACTGACTATCTTTTGCTTTAGATACTAACAGTTCATTATCTGTTAAATATACAGCATCCACATCATAATCGCACCCCTGGAGTCTATTCATAATGTCAACATTGAAAGAATTTACAAATACAACAAAATCATGTTTAGCTTGTCCATCTTTATAATAACCAAACCATTTAAATTCTTCGTGATATTGATTAGTAAAAAATCCTATATTTCCTGCGTTTATCTGAGGATTTCTTATTCCTAACAATTCTGTTTTGTCTTTAAATGTAGGACAATAACATTCCCAGCCATTCATTATACAGCTATCTATTTTATTATTTTCGTTTGTAGTAGCTACAAGCATTTCATATGGACAACTAATCATAATTGCATAAATGCTATTTTTAATTCTAATTTTACCTAATCTTAAATTAGCTATATAATCTTGTAATTGTTCATTTTTCCAATCCTTGAACTTCTTAGTAAACCTAAAGTCACTATTTCTATTAAGTAAATCCGCTATCATATCTCCAGTAGCTAATTCACTATTTTCCTTATCTTGTACCAAGTCTATAAAGTAACTCATTTCATTCCTTAGTTTTCTGTTTTCAGCTTTATCCTTTTTACTCATTTTTCTAATATCAGCACTCGTTTTTAGTGCATTGTCCTTTAATAGTTTAAAATAGTTTAATTCATCTTGCATAAGGTCTTTCAGTTTTTCGTAGCTTATATTCATGCTATTTATCATTTGATAACTAAGTCTATTACTATATCCATAATTACCTATGTGGTCTGTTTTAACTACTCCAAAAGTGCTTGGTATTCTATTTAACCAATCAAGAAAGCAATCTTTTTCGTTTTCAAATTGGTCTGCAAATTTTAAATATTTACATGATGAAGGTGTTAAGACTAACTTTATTTTCTTACTATCCATCCAACCCCTATACATATCCCAAACTTGTCTTCCAGCCCAAAATTCTTGAAGTCTAGTTCTACAAGTGTTACATTTTAAGAAATCATTTCTTAGCAGCACACAAGTAGATTTTTCTATTAATCCATTTTTTATATACACAGATTCATCCATCAGACCCTGACCATCACTCATATTATTCACTACTTCAAATTCATCTTCTATTTGCTTAATATTGCCTTCAGAATCCTTAATAGTTAGGGATTGATTAGCTTTAAAATGTAAACTTTCTAAGTCATTTATAATTAATATTTCCTCTGGTTTAACTTCTATTGTACCTATTATTCCGCTCATTATAAGGCTTGTATACGCTTCTTTTGACGTAATATCATATTCTTCTCCTATTTCAAATTTAAGCCCAAGTAAACATGGATTATAAAGCATTTCATAATATTCTTTCTTACAAAATATAACGTTAGAAGTCCGTGCTTTAGATGCTCCACGTTTAAAGAAACAATATTCAATATTATCAATTTTAACAGTAGAAGTATATATTAGTTTCCTTAATCTTTTCTTGTTTATTTTAGTTTCTGCATCATCTTCTTCAGTATCGTCAAAATAATCTTTAGTAAACTTAAAGTTAACAAATAACTTCGTAAATAATTCTTCATCATCCTTAAAAACTTCTTGAGGCACTTTATCAAAAGCTCTAATAGTTTCTAAGCTATATGGAATTGTAGCACTATATAACCTTTTATTATCATTAGTATTATATGTAAATTCCCCTTTACTTTGTTCTAACCAAGCACCTTCTAAATTTAATACTCTATAACTTTTATTAACACTCTCCATAATCCCAATTCCCCCATTTTACATTAATTAGCAACTAATTCTTCAATTTTAAAATTATATTGTATCTTTTGAAACTCTGTAAGTTTGTCCACCTTTATAGCTTCTATATCACATTCAAGCATTTGTGCCACTTCTGCATCTGTATAATAAATAGTTTGCTCTCTAGGTGTTAACTCTGGCTCATTAAACTCTCTAACAACTTCTTCCGGAATGTCTTTAAACATATCTATAACTACACCTGTATCTTCATCTAATAAATCGTCTTCATCACATTCTAAAAACTCTGCAAATATATCTTGATTGGATGGCATAGCTTCTGTTACTTGTTGAGGTTTTTCTGCACTTATAGGCTCTTTTTCGTTACCTTTATTACTACTATACAATTTATCCTTTTCTTCTTTTAACTGCTTTAATTTAGCTTCTAACTCCGCAATTTCCTTATCTTTATCCGTATTATCTATTTTGGTTTTTACAGTATTAATTTTTTGAGTAGTAGACCGTTTCTTGTTGGTATTCTCTTTATCATAAAGAACTAAATTTTTCTCTTTTACAATAGTTTGTAGCATATTATTAAAATTAACTTCATCACTATATAAGCTAAAATATGTACTACAATTATGTCGCTCTGGAGTCACATAAGAATTATTGTATCTTATCAAATTCAATTCTTCCTGAAGAATGTTATTATACCTTTTTATAGTTTCAGATTTTCCACATATATTTTTCACATGTGATTGGGTTAAGTAACCGAAATTATTTTTATTGTTTACAACTCTCATAATTGCTATATAGTATCTAGTAAAAGCAAATTTATCTATGTTAGTGTTATTTAAGTATGTAAATATCCTATCTAGTTCTGTGTCTTTAACGGTAAAGTAATCAGATTCTAAATCTTCAAATTCAATTAAAAATAGTGTATTCTTATTAACAATATCATCGATGGTCATAGGGTTATAATTAATGTCATATAGTCCTAAAATTAGCTGCTTATCAAGCAAACTATTGATAGTATTCTTAATCTCAGTAATATATTTGTCTCTTCTAACATTAAGCAAATCAGCTATGTATTTAATACTAATTAAAGAAACAGATTTAGATTTTAAATAGTATCTTTTTAGCAGACAATATACAACTAATTCTTGATTAGTGATATCATAGTCATTGTAAAAAGAATTTGGTACAGTAACATAAAAATCGTTTTTGTTTAACATAAAATTCATCCTTCTCTCTTAAAATAAAATTTAATATAATTGTTTGTTACCAAGTGAGCAAATCAAGTAAAGTAATAAATTAAGTTTGTTTTTCTCTTGAACTGGTCTGACGATTTAATCGGCAACCAATATTTATCTTTATACTATTTTCTTTTTATTATTATTTTCTATTTATACACTCCATTGTTGGGGGGTGTTTTACCCTCAAAAAGGAAACCTGAGAGAAGGATTTTACCCTCAAAAAGGAAACATCTGTCTTTTTGGTGCATTTTCTCTCCCCTCATATCACATTGCTTTTTAAGGGTAAAACTCTCCCCTCACTTAACTTTATCCACTCTTTAAATAGTTCTTTTGTTTCTTCTTTAGAAAATATCCAACAAATTTTATTCGTTTTATTATTAAGTTGAGCATCTATCATCCTCGCACCATTTTTTAAATAAAATCTCTTCTGATAAATGTTATATATGTACACTAAGTCTTTATTTTCCATTATGCATATAACCTCCATAAATTAATTTTTTAAACTGGTTCCCGACTAGGAACGAGTTTTTAATTGATTGTGGCACAAGTTTGCCACTGTAAAGGGGTCGTTAAACACGAGGGTTTTTTTGACCCCTTAAAATTAGTTGGTTGTAAATCACAATTTATCTTTTCAGATGTTCCGTTTTGGAATGTCTGAATTAACTAATCTTGATATCAACCATTCTTTCTCCGTTAATAAAATAATTTTTCGTTCTATCTACCAATATGAAATTTTCATTTGCTATTTTTTTATTTACTAAATGTTCTATTTGTTCCGGTTCTATAGTAGAGCCAATTTCAAAATCACAGAAAAATACATTTAATTTTTTATCTTTGCTATACATATTATTTTTGAAAAGAGAATCTGCTCTAAGTCCCATTGACCTGTGTGCAAATACAAAATTGTTTTTTAGCATAGTGCCTTGCCTTTTCTCTTCTCTAATATCAACTATTTTAGTTAAGTTTGATGTAACTCTATTGTATCTATGTATTAATTTAATAATGTATTTAGCAAAGTCTTTATATTTGGTTATTTGCTTTATATCTTTATATAATTGAGTATCTACAAAGTATATTGCTGCATGATGAGCACTTGTCCCACCTAAAAATTTTAGTGTCGCTAAAAATATTGGAGAAGCATCTCTATGTATGCCTTCTACATCACACCAGTCTTGAAACTCTTCGTATACAAAGGCATGACATAATTCATGGAGGATAGTAGCCTTAATCTGTTTTCTGTACCATTTTTTATTGAAATGTTTACTATCCCATGTATTTTTCCACTTGTAATTGAAAAAGTTATCTAGTAATTCAGTATTGATAAAAATGTTATGAGTGTATTTATAAGGATTAATTTCATGTTTATCTGTAAGCTCATATAATCCACTTGCTTCTAACTCGTTTAAGTCCTTTTCTGCTATAGTTACTTTATTAAACAAAAACGGTCTGCGTTTATATTTAAAGCACTTTAGTCTTAATTCTTCCATTGTTTCTTTTAATATTTGCTCCAGTAATGCTTTTCTTTTGCTTGTCCTCTCTTCAAATCTCATTAACAATTCCCCCTTAATAGTTTTTGAAACTTGTGCCATTATCCCTGACACCCATTTGGGCTTTAGCTAAAAAATATTATATACGTAAAAAATTATAGACTCTGCTAGTACAATTTTGTCTTAACCCGCATTTTTGGTCGGTTTAAATTGTGAACAATTTGTAAATTGCATATAATAATTACGTATATAATATTGACCTGTATTGTATTATAGTGTATACTGTGTTTAGATGGTATAATAATAAGTAAAAACAGGTAACAAAGTACACATTTAACTATAGCATTTTTTGGAATGTTATGTCAAGTGTATATTTGTTATTTTTTTATTTAATTATTCGGAATTCGTGAATCGCTACATCTGAATTTTTAAGGACTCCTTAAGCTCTTTTAAAGCTTGACTATATCTATTTCTTACTATCTCTTTATATTCTCCATCCTCTAGCCAATTCAACGCCCTTGTATACCCTTCTTCAACTCTTTCGTAGACAATTTCATTCTTGATTAAATGCTTCTTCCCACCTATAATAACTTTGAAGTTCTCCATGATTTTCCCTTCCTTTAATAGCAGCAATGCACAAAACCAAGTATACCGTAATTTTTATAATCATCTATAAATGTATCTATGTCCATATTTTTTAATGGAATAATCTCATCTAAAGTCAATTTTTCCATGAACATTTTTTCAAGCAAAATAAGTAAATTTGAGTTATTATTGCTCTCTACATACTTTACTATGCTTTGCTTATACTCTTCTAATTTAACCTTATTTCCTGCGCTTTCCCTCATTTGTTTCATCCTATATTTTGACTGTTCCCATACTGTATTTCCTTCCACATACTTAAAAATTCTAAACATTTTCCCATCCTCCATTTTTATTATTTTATTAGCTTTTGCATCCTTCAATTTGTCAGGTGCAATTATCTTATTAAGCATTTTTTATATTTAACTAAGTTGCTAAAAGTTAAGTCTACATTTAAAGCAGATGCTATTTTAATAAAATCTTGCAATATACGTATACTCATTTTTCAACCTCCTGTTCTGTTGTTTTATTATCCTATACATATAATTATACTTAATTCGTATAACTTGTCAACTATTTCGTATAAATTATTTTATTATTGAATATGTTATAAATATATTGTAAAATATATACGTATAGTGGAGGTGATTTATATGATTAGAATGAAGCTTCATATAAAAATGGCAGAAAAAAGAATAACTCAATCTGAGCTTGCCAAGCTAACTGGTATAAGGCAGCCTACAATAAGTGCATATTACAACGATACCTGGAAAACAATTTCTAGAGAACATATCGATATTTTATGTGAATTTTTTAAGTGTAATATTGAAGATATAATTGAATTTGAGCATGAACCAAGTTTATTAGATTTAATTGAAAATAATAAGTAATTTATAAAAGATTAAGGGTTACCTATTTGGGTAATCCTTTTTTGGGTTCACCATTATACTATAGGGTATATAGGGTTCATAAAATACTATAATATGTAATCTTTTCCAAATTCTTTAATTAATTGTTCTTGTTGTTCTTTATTCAATCTACTTAATACTTTATATCCTATAGTAGAAGATATCTCACCACTTTCTACTAATTCTTGTAATTCTGGTATAAGAGTTAAAAGTTTTTTATAATTACGCAATTGACTAACATCCATATCTAGTTGATTAGCCAAATCAGATTGCGAAAGCTGAGGAGAATTATTCATGTCAGCTTTTTTATAAGCACTACCATTTCTAATACCATAAATTTTTTCTAATTCAATAATACATCTAGCGAACTTAATAGGATTCGTATTACCTATAGCCCTAGCTGTTTATAATCTAACTCAATAGCTAATTCCGATTTAGTTTCAGAACTCAATAATATTTTACGATAACTTGGCTATAAAAAAGCTATTATCATCGTAAACTGTTCCACTTTTGAGTGTTTCTCTTGTCATTTTCAGTGATAACTACATTGACTCTGTAAAGTTAACGTAATCTATTCCACCCTGCTATCGTAATTATTTTCACTTTTTATTTTTAGCAAAAAAGACCAGGCGTATAAAAACATTACACCTGGGCAATACTAATTAATGGTTGAATTTTGATATTGTCTCTATAATTCTTTGATAAGTGATGTTATCAAAGAACGGGCTTTTGAGTTTGGAATAAATACTATGTGCGAGGTTTTTATAATTTCCTGCATAGTATTTTTTCTTTTCTCCTAACTCTGTGTCTAATAGTTCATTAATGTAAAACAGGTGCTCTCTCCTTAGCCTTTTTTGTTGTAAGGCATCTCTAAATGAATCTCTGCACTCAAAATACAAACTTCCATAAACCTCGCTTTGAGGTACACTAAGGACAATGGCATCTGGTACATCGCACGTTTTTTCTTTACTTTCTTTTAACTTTTTGCTTATAATCCTTTTGATTAGAAAGTTAATCATTTTATCACTCCTAACAGTATTTTTTCATATTCTTTTTATCAGAAAAGTTTGCCTTAGAGCTTTTGTTTTTTTTGAATGTGATAGTAAGAATATGTACTGTGAGGTTGCCTATCAACTTTACTAATAAACAGCCTCATATAAAAATGCATAGTCCAATTTAGGAGTTATAAATGGCTTAGTTATGCCATTCTATAAACTTGATATAATAAGGATTCTGTAATTTGTAACTGTTAAATATTTTGTATAAGAGTATTTAACTATCTATTGTGCAAAAATTTATACAAAATTGTGCTAAAATTGTGCAATTATTGTACAATAGATTAATTCATAAACCTAATCTATATATTGTTTATAAAAAAATTGTGCAATTATTGTGCTAAAATTGTGTAATAGTTGTGCAATTTTGTATCAATCTATAATTCCTAGCACTTTTTCAAATCCATTAAGGTTGAAAGGTAGGTATACTATGTCTAAATTATCAAATTGCTTTTGAATAGCATTGACACCTATAATTACAACTTGAGGAAATACTAGGCATTCTTTGCTTAATTCTCCGTCCCTTTGGAGTTTAGCGTATAGCTGAAGCTTATTAGTAGAATAGTGTGTTAAGTCTATTTCTAACAGCACATAGTAAATATACCCTTCAAATTCGAACCTAAAATATGCATCTGGTCTAAGGAGTCCCTTCAAAAATCTTGGTTCTTTTTTAAATATTATATTACTGCATCCATGTTCTACTAATTTAGAGTAAAAATCATAGATGTATATGTCATGAGCTGATAATTTATCCTGAACATAATAAACCTTTTCTTTTGTTATGGAATTTGTATAGGACTTAAGTAATTGCTTATCCTCCAAAGCTTTTAATTTTTTCCTTGCTCTATCGTAACTATACTCACCTTCATAAAACATTCTAGAAGCTTGCTTTATGGTTATAGCTTTATATTTTTCTATCCAGATTAGAATCTCTCTATCTATTTCTCTCATTTTGATTATCCTCATTCAATTCTTTCTTAACTGCACCTTTACGTTTTCTTGGTGCTGATGAGTTAGGAGGTTGTTCACTTGATTTATTATGCATAGGCTTATCCTTTATAACATAACATTGGGAGAAAACTTTTAATTTTTGAGTTTCTTCGTAGCTTAATTTATCATTGTTTTTAACATTCTTTTCCTCTATTTTAGGCTTGCTGCAAGGAATCTTAATCTGAGGAACATAACTGTTCAAAATCTTAAAATCTTCATCAATTTTTGGTGCTTTAAAATATACATATCCATCATTGGTTGAAGCTATAAATTCCTGTTCACCTAAATATGCTGCATCATCAATATCTATTGCATTTCTAGAATCCAATGTGCTTCTTTGTTTGGCTGTTATAACACTCATTTGAGCCTTTAATTCGCTAGGAAGATTAACTATAGTAGTACGTTGTGTCAACGCTATCAAATGCACTCCTGAAGCCCTACCTGCCTTTGTGATGCTATTAAGATACTGAAAGCAAGGACTCTCTACGTTCATAAAAAAGCTAATTTCCTCTATACCTACAATAATCCTTTTCATTTTTTTACTGGGAAATAATTTATTCCACTGAGTAATATTCTTAACTCCCATGTTTGTGAAAAGTTTAGAACGCTTATGGATTATCGTTACTAATTTTTCAATTATAAAAAATATCTCATCAGAATTATCTGATGTAAATTTTACACCAGGGCAGTTTTTAAATATGTCTATTTCTCCCTTCATAACCTGTAACAAATATACCTCAATATCTTTTGAGCTGTTATAAATTAAATTGGTTAAGATACTAGCAAATAAAAAGCTCTTTCCTGTCCCAGTTTTGCCAGCAACTAATATGTGAGGATCTTTGTTTAAGTCTAAAACATACTTGCTACTATCCAACTTATTTCCTAGATATATTTCGTTAGGCTTTGTTTTTACTGGCTCATATGTGAAATCTATAATCTTATTTATTACTTTTACTGTTATATAGTCTTTAAATCTTTCTTTTTCTATCTCTATAATACAGTTTAAATTGTCCTGGAGCATTCCCTTTGCACTTTGTAAGGATTCCACCGAAAGCCCCTTTGGTATATTTACAATACATAGATAGCCAAATTCTTTCTTATAAGCTTTAGAAATGTAAAAAGTTTGGTTATCCTTATTCCTAATGCCATTAACTTTACAATTCATTAATGCATCATCCCATTTTAATCTTAACTCTCTCTCATCGGAAAATAAGTATTTACCAATGAAAAATATTGTAAATGCGGAGCTTAGTTCTAGTAACATATAAACCTCCTATTGATTTTACTATTTACTTTACTATGTTATATACTATGCTGTAATTTACCGTAATGTTCCATATATTTTACAGAATTTCTGTAATTTTTAAATATAAAAAAGAGAGTCATTTATTCAGACTCATCTTTTAACATTTTTTCATACAATAATTGTTTGAAGAAACTTGGCTTAGTTATAAACTTTGTTTTATTCTCTAAATATTTATATAGTTTCATCTCTAGTTCATCATTTTTATTAAAGGTTACTTCAACTCTCTCATAGTTAGAATTTTTAGCAGACAATTAAACCACCTCAGTTTATACTATTCTATAAATGTAATTAATTTCCTTCTATTCTCTATATTAAAGTATATTAATTATTTACTTGTATTTCTTTGCGTTTCTAGGGTGTCTTATCTTAATAGTATTAAGTGTCTCGTCTAATGCGACATAGTTATTTTAATAGGTAATTATTGAGGTTTTGAAGCTTAAAATTGAATCTATGATGATAAAATAAAAATACTATTAAGCAACATTAAACTATATTAATGCTCTTTAATAGTACCTCTTAATAATTCTTTACATAGCAAATAAACCTACTCTAAGTAATTAATAAAAAAGTCAATAAAAAACTAGCCTATATGCTTTTAATTTTTTTTGAAATAGGTTAAAATGATTATAGTGATATGAGATTTTTAAAATGAATTGCTTGCTTTAGTTACTCCAATAACTAGGCAGGCTCTTTTTTTGTCATTCTTTTAATAGGTCTTTAGGATTATATGGTTCATATCCTAAGAGTTGTTCCTCTAACTCTGCATAATTGTAATTCCTACCTTCATAAGCAAAGTAACTACTATTACTATTATTTTTATTAAACTTTCTATTATAAGCATCCTTTGCTTTTGTAATCGCTCTATTTACGTTCTGTTGCACTTTCTTGGCTATAAGGGTATAAACATTAGATATACTACCTCGCCTTCTCTTAGCGATTAATTTAGCGTTAATTAACTCATTCAAATATCTTTGTATCGTTCTAATGCTTTTATGCAATTTCTCTGCTAAATAGTTTTGAGAAGGATAACAAGTATTTTTGTTATAAGCCATAGAAAGTAGTAAGGTATAGAGTCTATATGCCCCATCTGATATATTGGAGGTAATTAAGGTGTTATCTAATATAGTGTAGTTGTTCATTACTTTTTACCTCCTATCATGTTCTCTAACGGACTATGTAGCTGGTAACTCTTTCTTATATCTTCCACAGTTAGGTCTGCATACGCCTTTTCAGTAACTTCCACACTACTGTGTCCTAAAATTTGAGATAATTGGTAAATGTTCATTCCACTCATTAAAGCTCTTTTGCCAAAATTATTTCTAAAATGGTGACATGAAATATTAGGATTTAATTTTGCCCTTAGTACATATTTCTTTAAGTTCTTTTCCATATTTGATACTTCAAGTTTTTTATTCCTTGAAGATGGAAATAATAAATCTGTATCTAAATATCTATCTTTATAATCAATCCATCTTATTAAAATTTTCTGCATGGTAATTGAGAAGAAAACATATCTATCCCTTCTACCTTTATTAATGTTAGCACTTATAAATATTGCTCTTTTATCTATCAATATATCTTCCTCTGTAAGTGCTAATGTTTCACCAATACGCATACCTGTATCTATTAACAAATGTATAATTACATAATCCCTATGCCCATGGAATGTTGTGGTGTCTATCGATTTGATGAGTTTCTCAAAATCAGCATCTGTTATATCTTCTTTGGGTCTTCTAGTTGCTTTAAATTGTCTTAATCGTGCTCCTGGATTTATTTTTATATATTTACTCTCTAAACAAAAGTTAAAAAATACTTTTATGTTTCTTAGATAATTATTAATTGTTGCAATACTAACCTCTTTCCCAAAATCTGAGCGATTATTAGGTCTATTAATATCTAATGTTTCTGTGTTAGCTACAAAGCTATATTTTCCCCTCTCTTTAGTGAATTCCAGATATTCTTTAATATGTTTTTCTTCTACCTTTTCTACTTCTGTAACATTAAATTCTTCTTCTAAAAATTTAAAAAATAATTTTAGTGTACTTTCATAACTCATAAGAGTTTTTTTAGTTAAGTTTTTATTTGTACAATTAATCATGAATTCTTCTAGTGCATCATCCAATGTCATTAAACTTTTTTTAATTTTTGGCAA